ACCAGAAGGTGAAGAAAAGGAAGCTCCAAAGGCAGCAGCACCAAAGATGGAAGCAGCAAAGGAAATCGATGCACATGAAGCAGAACCAACTGAAAAGTCAGATATGAATTTAGCAACTTCTGATATCGGTGCAGCAGACAACAAAGAACCATCAGATTCTGCGTTTGATTCAGCAGAAGACGATATGAGTGGTGAAGCACCAGCAGATAGTGAAACCGATTGGTACGAAGATTGGTCAGATGCAGATTTCGACCTTGATGAAGTAATCAAGGAACTTGAAGAAGATATGAAGGCATTTGGTGCAGAAAAGGAAGAAGAAGGTGAAGAAGAAAAGGAAGAAGCACCAGAAGCAGAAGAAAAGGCAGACGAAGCATACCCAGCAGAAGATCCAGAAGCTGGTGTAGAAAAGCCAGAAATTCCCGCCAAAACCTCCGCTATCGGAACTGAAGGCGCAGAAATGGCAGCAGATGTTAATAAGTTTGTCACCGACCCATCGGTTCCAAAGATGGAAGGTGAAGAAGAAATGAAAGGTCACGAAGAAGGCGAAGGTGAAGAAGAACTTGATTTAGAAGAAATTCTCAGAGAATTGGAAGCCGAGGATGAAAAGAAGCATGCTGATTCCGAAAAAATGGCTGCCCTTGAGAAAGAGCTTGATGAATACAGAACCGCGCTCAAATTGGTTCGTGAAAAGCTCCATGAAGTAAACCTTCTAAACGCAAAATTGTTGTACACCAACCGTATCTTCCGTAAGGATGGGTTGACCAATGAACAAAAGGTCATGGTTGTAGAAAACTTTGACCGAGCATCATCAGTTCGTGAAGTCAAGATGGTTTACACAGTTTTGGTTGAAACATTAACTTCAGCCGCAAGAGCAGTAAAGACAACCAAACCAACAAAGAAGGTTGTCGCAGAAGGACTTGCAAGTAAGGCAACTCCTTCAACAGCACCAAAAGCCGAAGCTCCAGAAGTAATCGCAGAAAACTCTGTCGCTCGTCGGTTACAACAACTCGCAGGAATCATTTCATAACCTCATAGGAGATAAGCATGTCAGACGTAAATTCACTTATCAATGAATCAAACCAAGCACACAAGGTGATCATTGAACAATCCCGCAAGCTTGCAGGCAAGTGGGAAAAGTCAGGCCTTCTTGAAGGCTTGAACGGCCATGAAAAGCAAGGCATGGCAGTAATGCTTGAAAACCAAGCATCACAACTTCTTTCAGAAGCATCAGTCACCAATGGTGGTGGCACAGCAGGTGAACAATGGTCAGGTGTCGCACTTCCATTAGTCCGTAAGGTCTTCGGAAGTATCGCAAGTAAGAACTTCGTATCAGTCCAACCAATGAACCTTCCTTCAGGACTTGTGTTCTACATGGACTTCAAGTACAACAGTACTCGTTTTGGACAAACCGCAGATAGTTCACTCTATGGTAATGATTTAGGGTCAGCATTTGGTGGATTTGGTAATACGAACGAAGGTGGATTATACGGTGCAGGTCGTTTCGGTTATTCACTTAACGATACAGTCGTAACAGGACTTGGAGCAACAACCGCATCAGTATCATTCTCAGATGTGAACTTCAATCAAGATTACATTGTAACAGGTTCATATCGTAAGTTCTTAGTACCAACTTCATCACTCGCAAACTTTGACAAACTCGCAGTACGTTCGTTCGTACCATCAGGGTCAGTCGTTAATTTCGCAACTAAGGTTGTCCCAGAATTTACTAAGATTGTTGGTGCAAACGTTGTATTCATCGTAGAAACTAATGGAAACGCAGTGTTGGATTCAGTTACCTACAGTAAGCAACCAACCGACAGTACCCGTGGTGACTTTGAAGATACAACCGGTGCAGATCTTGAAATTCCACAAATTGATTTGGAACTCAAGAGTGAAACCATCGTTGCAAAGACCCGTAAGTTGAAGGCAGTCTGGTCACCAGAACTTGCACAAGACTTGAATGCATACCACTCAATCGACGCAGAAGCAGAACTCACTGCAATGTTGAGTGACTACATCTCAACGGAAATCGACCTCGAAATCCTTGATATGTTAATTGCAGCAGTACCAAGTCAAACAACTGAATACTGGTCAGCACAAATTGGAACTGAATATAATCCAACAACTGGTGCATTCGCAGCATCCTCATTCTATGGAACTGCATGGACCAACATGACCTGGTACCAAACACTTGGTCAAAAGATGCAAAAGGTCAGTAACAAGATTCACCAACTCACCATGCGTGGTGGTGCAAACTTCGCAGTTGTTTCACCAACCGTCGCAACAATCCTCGAAACCATTCCAGGATTCGCAACAGGAACCGATGGTGATAAGATGGAATTTGCAGGTGGCGTAACCAAGATTGGTTCATTCCAAAACCGTTTCACTATCTACAAGAATCCATACATGAAGGAAAACCTTGTGTTGATGGGCTTCCGTGGAAATAACTTCCTCGAAACTGGTGCAGTATACGCACCATACATCCCACTCATCATGACCCCATTGGTCTATGATCCAAACAACTTCACACCACGCCGTGGTGTAATGACCCGTTATGCTAAGAAGGTTGTACGTCCAGAATTCTTCGGTAAGATCTATATCGAAAGTCTCGGATTAGTATAATCCACTAAGTAACGGAGGGAATAAATTGGGTGGCCGAAAGGTCACCCTTTTTATTTCTGGTTACCTAAAATATGAGTTAATCATTTAATAAAACTATTTATTACTAGTCCTCAAACAGAGAGTAATATGGAAACACAAGAACCAATTTTTTACGATGGAAATCCAAGAAATCCGTTTGGTATTACTCCGTTCGGTTTTTATGATACCGATAGTCAATTCCAAATTGACGCTCCAAAAGCAGCGGAATGGGTGGCTCGTAAATTAGGTTATCCTGTTGTAGAGGTTGAGTTGCTTGATAAACAAATTTATGCGTGTTTTGAAGAAGCTATTTCTGTATATGGAAATCAAGTCAATCAATTTAATGCACGCGAATATATGATGGCGTTACAGGGAGCAACTACATCAACATCTGCAACACAACGAAATATTGTAGGTTCTGCTATACCACAATTGGTCAGTATAGCAAATGATTATGGTGTAGAAGCACAGTCTGGTGGAAACGTCACGGTAAAACGAGGATACATATCCGCATCCGCAGCCGTACAAACTTACGACTTGAAGACACTATGGGCAGATCCATATGAAAGCGGTTCGGCAATAGAAATTCGTCGTGTGTATCACTATATGCCACCAGCCATCGCACGTTATTATGACCCATTCGCAACCACAGGTCTTGGATTAACGAACTTGATGAGTGAATTTGGATTTGACGGATACTCACCACCAGTCACGTTCGTGATGATGCCAGCATACGAAGATTTACTCCGTATTCAAGCAATCGAAGTCAACGATATGATTCGTAAGAGTCAATATGGATTTGAAATTTCAAATAACATAATCCGATTCTCTCCAATATTCAAAGAAAACAAAGTAGTGTGGTTCGATTATATAGTTACTACTGATAAAAAAGCAAATCTACTACAGTCTGGAAGCAATATTGCAAGTGATCTTTCTAACGTACCGTATACGAATATTTCGTATACCAAAACAAATGATATGTCACGGACATGGATATTCAAATATACACTTGCATTAGCAAAAGAACTCCTTGGTATTATACGTTCTAAATTTTCTGAAATTCCATACCCAGATGGAGAAATCAAACTGGACGGAGAACTTTTACGTAGAGAAGCAATCGAAGAAAAAGATGCACTAATAAAAGAACTTCGTGAAACTTTAGAAGAAACTGGTATGCAAGCACAAATGAAAAAACAAATGGAAAATTCTAAAGCAATGCAAGAAGTATTTAATCGTATACCAACCCTCATTTACGTAGGTTAATTCATGCCACGTTTTGTTACCCAACGGGATTTTGAGTTCATCCAACACATCACTCGCGAATTAATTGACGAGACAATGGATGTGGGAGTTGTATTGTATAAAATTGTAGTTGAATCTACAAAAATTAACATTTATGGTGAAAGTACCACTAAACCTCGTTATACGCCGGTAAAAGTAAACGCAATTGTTAAATACGACAAAAATACATTAGAACGTGACGAAGGATTTGGTATTAACCAAGACCAACAAGTAGAATTTAGATTTGCTCGTCGTATGTTACAAGAGGTCAACACATACCCAGAAATTGGAGATATTGTGGGGTACAATAACCATTATTATGAAATCCATAATATTACAGAAACACAATTAATTGCCAGTAAGCCTGGATTTAATACAGCAATTATTTGTATAGCACACTTGACCCGCCGTACAAGTATTGATATTGAGGAGGTACAAGTATGACATTCGACCCAGAATTAAAAGAGCCGGTAAAAATAGTAAACGATAATCAACAGTCACCCAGATTGCAAAACCGTGCAGATGATACGCAGAGTGATGCCCAACAAATTAAAGTTACATTATATACAATAGATAATGCGATTATAAAATATTTATCTGAACGTATTAAACCCATAGTAACCCAAAATAATGTACAAGTTCAGGTACCCATTATTTATGGGTCACCTGAAAGATGGAAGAGTGCACAACGGGATGGAATTTTAAGAGATTCTATTGGTAAAATTCAATTACCCATGATGATGTTACGTAGAACATCTATGAAAAAAACGATTATCAATTCGCCGGTAAACAAATATTACGATAGAACTTTCTATACGGGGTGGAATAGACGTAATCCTTACGACAGGTTTGCAATAACTAATAATATTACCCCGAGTAGAGAATACTATAATACAACAGCAACACCAGATTATTACGAGATAACCTACAGATGTATGGTATGGACCGAATACATGGAACAAATGAATGCAGTAGTAGAAAATGTATCATTTGAAAGTGATGAATTCTGGGGAGAACAAAATAACTATAAATTTCGCACTATTATTAAGGCATTTGAACCGTTGACAGAACTCCCCAACACTTCTGATCGTGTAGTACGAACTCAGTTTGATATGACCGTGTATGCGTATCTTCTTCCAGAATCTCAATTGGATGTTGGACATAATAGAGGGGTAGTAACAAAGAAACGTTATGGGGTCAAAAAAATAGTAACTTTTACGGAAATAGAAGAATAATAATTGATGTTTAGGTAAAAAAAGAGATATTTATAATACGAGTTGATTTACATTTAAAAATAGGAAAAATGGTTATGAGTAATATAACACCAGAAGAACTTAAAGACGTAAATGAATTACGTTCTAAGGTATCTGCAGTAGTAGGTGAAGTCGGACAAATAACGTTACAAAAGAATCTTTTACAAGAAGATGTGAAAGTTTTAGAAAGTAAACTTGCGGAAAATATCGCTCGTTTTCAAGAACTTCTTGGTGAAGAAGAAAAGTTGGTCAAACGGTTATCAGAAAAGTATGGAATTGGCTCAATTGATTTTGAGACAGGGGAATTCACACCAGAAAAATAAACAAATTTAGTTTGGAGAATACCGTATGGCAGAAAGAATCGTGTCACCAGGCGTATTTACGCAAGAACGTGACCTATCATTCCTTCCCGAAGGAGTTGCACAAATTGGTGCAGCATTTATTGGACCGACCGCAAAAGGTCCGGCGTTTATACCTACGACAGTGCAGGGTATTGATGGGTTCGTGACCACATTCGGTGAACCTGACGGTACTACATACACTGGGTATACTGTAAAAAATTATCTACAAGAAGCAGGTAGTGCGACTGTTGTTCGTATTCTTGGATTAGATGGATATTCTAAGAGTGTAGCAACGTTATACGCTACGGGTTCTACTGGTACTAAAGTATTTGCGGTAATGCACCCCTCATTAAACGGAGAAACTATTACAGGAGTAACCGTTGCAGGAAACACCACAAGTTTTGGTTTAGTTGTTAGTAGTTCAAATATCAACACTTCTGCAAGTGGATTAAGCACGGTAGAATCCAGTACGTCATTTATTGCTAAGTATTTTGGTACTGACCCACGTGCAAGTGGCTCAAACACTACCGCATTAAGTTCATATGTATATGCAATATTCCCAGATGCAATCTCACAAGTAGGTTCGGGTGTATTTTTAAGTGCGTCATTAAATACATTAAATTTGAGTGATAATCCAAACGCAGTAGTCTCTAATTCAGAATATAGTCACGCATCGACCCCATGGATTCAATCACAAACAATCGGTGCAACTAAACATGATATTTTCAAAGTACACACATTAAGTGATGGTTCGGATACCAATAAATTAATCAAAGTATCTATTACTGGAATCACACCTTCAGGTTCAAATAGTGAGTACGGAACATTTACATTATTAGTCCGTGATTTCAACGACACCGATACATCGCTAAATGTTCTTGAAAGTTGGGACAATCTTACCTTAGATCCAGATAGTCCTGATTATATCGCACGTAGAATTGGTAACTCCGTACCAACTTATGATTCTAGTAGTGGTGAAACATATTATCAAGGGGATTATACTAACAATTCTAAGTATATTCGTGTGGAGATGGCAGATGTAATTCCACAAGATGCGGTACCTTACGGATTCGCAGCATTGAATCCAGTAGTATCCGAATCTTCGGCTGCACGATACGCAACAGGTTCATATGTAACTAGTCGTTGGTTAAACAACGGAGTTTCAGGATACACCACTTCTTCTGTAGATAAGAGATATTATTATGGTTATAATTTCTCAAGTACTACAGCATTGTCGTATCTAGCACCAGTCGCAACTACGGCACTAGATGTTGGAAGTGCATTCAATCTCGAAAATGTAGGAGCGGACGTACCTATTGCAACTACACCATTCTCACGTAGTATTGAATTAACTGGAACCAATAGTAAGACAGATGTAACATATCGTCGGTTTACTGTTCCATTCCAAGGTGGATTTGATGGAGTAAATCCTGCAAGAGTAATTGCACTTGGTAGTTCAATCACGGCGACAAACAGTCAAGGATTTGACCTTTCTACATCGACATCAGGTGGTTCAAAATCATATAAGAGAGCATTAACTGCAATTAGTAATCAAGATAATGTTGATTTTA